TTACCCTACAATAAATGGGTAAATACTAAGAATATTCCAGAAGGAATACAAAAGGATATATTTGACATATTGGATCATACCAAATATGGAGAATTTCAATTTATAAACCATGAAGGTTATGGGAACCTATTCAAAAAAGTCAGAAGATCTGACATTATTTTCAAACAGGGAAAACTTAAAAGAACAAATTCAGAATAAAGCGGTTAATTTATCTGAAACATATCTAGTACTAATACTGGAACATGCTACAGGAGTTGGAAAAAGTCTTTCCGCTATAAAGATTATTGAAAAACATGGGGGAAGATGGACTATAATGGTAGCAGAAACTAACCACATAAATAACTGGATGCTGGAATTTCAAAAGCATGGTAAGGTTGACCTACTTAATAATGTAACATTTGCTTGTTACGCTTCGTGGCATAAGCATACCCAATGTGATAATTACATATTAGATGAATGCCATAATACCCTTAACTCTGCTCTAAGACTAGAATACCTAAAAACTATAGCAGGTAATGCAAAAAGAGTCATTGGATTAACTGCTACTCTAAACAAAAACCAAAGAAATAACTTTAGAGAAATATTTCATAATGCATACTTTTATAAAATTCCATTAGATAGTGCAATTGAACATGGAATATTACCAGAGCCAAAAATCTATTTAGTATCAGTGGAATTAAATAATACCGAAAAATATATACCATTTAAAATTGATAAAAACAAAACCATAATATGCAGTGAGGAGGAATGGTATACAAGACAAACAAATCTAATTGAAAAAAGAAAAAAGGAATTCTTTACATCTAATGAGGAATGGAGAAAATACAGATGGTTACAGGAAGCCTCAAAAAGAAAGAACATGCTGGCTGATGTAAAGACTAAATTTGTGGCAAAATTTCTAGAAAAAGTTGGAGATAAAAAATTAATATGCTTTACCCAATCCATAAAGCAAAGCGAAGAACTATCTAAAGGAATGTCCATACATTCAAAAATAAGTGAGGATACCAGAGAAGAACTAATAAAAGAGTTTAATTCTGGAAAAATTAAAAGAATATTTACTACCAGAATGCTACGGGAAAGTATGAATTTAGAAGGAATTGAATTGGGGATAATGGTTCAACTGGATAATAACCAAAAATCCTTTTACCAAACAACTGGTAGAGTATTAAGAGCAAGGTTTCCAGAATACTACCTATTCTATGTAAAGGATACACAGGATGAAGTATACGTAAGAAATGCCTTAGAAAATTTTAATAAAGAGTTACTCACTTACATAACATTTGAAGATCTTATGAATAAAGAAAATTAATTAAAGTTACTTTAAATTCTGGTAAAATGGAAAGTGAGATTACTATTTCTAAAGGAAGAGAATCATACTCATTCATCGTGAGATATGAATACTACTACCAGAAAGAACAGTGGTATGATGTCCACGGAGACCCTGGGACACCAGAAATAGAAGAAGTGGAATTAATTAGCATTCATACTAATGAGGATCTTCTACTATTAATGGATAATTTTAAAAATTGGGGAGAACTGGAAGATGAAATCATTGAAAAAATTGCAGAAGAACACAGGAAAAAAGGTAAATGGTAGTAAAAATACCGATTCTATTGATTTAAAAGTTCTATCTGCCCTATGCAATTCTGCTGAGGAACTATTCCAAACTTCTGATATTGATGAGATTTATCACATAGTCAGAAATGAATTTGGAGTAAATTGTTCTAAAGAAGATATTGAGAAGGTTTATGCTCTTAGGATAGCAGAACTGGAGGCTGAATTACTTTATAAACAATATGGCTATGAAACAAACTCTTGAAATTCCATTGGAATCCCTGGTAAAATTTCCTTTAACCCCTGTTGATGTTTTAATACTATCCCTAATATATAATGAACTTGATCCATATGAACTAACTTGGGGAGAGGGAATTGATTTGGATAGTATTTTAATGTCACTTGAAAATAACCTTTACATAAAGAGAACAGAATTTGGTTATGAGTTAAGGAATAAGGGAAAAGAAGTATTTGAAGGGGAAGAAATGGATAACAAAATTAATGAGGTTTTGGAGTATCTCAATACTTCAACCAATCGAAGATTTTCCCTCAAATCTAATAGCAATAGAAGGTTTGTAGCAGGAAGACTTAAGGAGGGATATTCAGTGGAGGACCTAAAAGCAGTAGTGGATACTATGGTGGAGAAATGGGGGAATGATAGCAAAATGTCATTCTACCTAAGACCAGAAACCCTATTCAATGCCACCAAATTTCAAACCTACATTAACTTAACTAAAAGGGATAAGGAGGATGAAGATTGGAGGCTAACAAAAATTTAACCCTAGTAGAAAGGGTAACTAAGCAATTAGAGAAAAATAAGAGACTCAGGGAAGAGGGAAAGGATATTGCAATACCTTTTCCTTTTCCTAGATTTTCTGAAGAAATTCCTGGAATAGTTCAGGGTAGGTACTATATTGTAACTGCTGGAACTAAAGTGGGAAAATCAAAACTATCCGATTTTCTATTTCTGTATACACCTTTTAAGTTTATTAAATCCCACAACACAAATATTAAGATAAAGATTCTATACTTCAGTCTTGAAATGAGCAAAGAGGATAAAGTTAAGGAAGCCATATCCCACTTTTTACATTTAAGAAAGGGCATAAGAATATCACCAGATAGAATGGATTCCATTTACAAGAGTTATATTCTTGAAAATCATATTTTAAAAGCAATTGAAGAAGTAGCACCAGAAATTGACGAATTGTTTAAACATGTGGAAATCTATGACAACATAAGAAACCCGTTTGGTATTTATAAAACTGTAAGAAAATATGCCCATTCTCATGGTCATTACATAGATGCTGCTGGTAATGTCCTTAATACTCAACTTATTGAGTCTGGTAATCTAGATGAAATTAAGAAGATTTTTCTCTACATTCCAGACGACCCAGATGAATTTGTAATTGTATTAATTGATCACGTATCATTGATAGATGCTGAGAAAGATCAGACCATTCACCAAGCCGTATCAGATTTATCCTCTAAGTATATTCTCCATATGAGAAATAGATGGAGATATATTCCTGTTCTAGTTCAGCAGCAAATGCTTGCCCAGGAGTCAGTTGAAAACATAAAGGCTGATATGGTAAGACCAAGTCCTGCAGGATTAGGTGAAAATAAGTTAACATCAAGGGATTGTGATGTTATGCTGGGATTATTTTCACCCATGAAAATTAAAAGGGCAGAATGGGAGGGCTATAACATTAGGAGAATGAGGGATAGTTTTAGAGAACTCTCAGTTCCTATTAACAGAAGGGGGAACAGTGTTATAGTTGGCCTATACTTTGATGGAATGACAAATTCATTTAAAGAACTACCACCAGCAGAAGAAATGACTGAAGAAATTTACAAGATAATTGAAAGTAGAAATGTTAAACCAATATAAATATCAATGCTATGGAATCCAACTATTTCATTGAGGAAAATTTTCTCAAATTAATAAATGTAGACCCTAAACAAACCACTAAAGAGGGTTTATCACTACCTGAAATCCTAAATAAATTTCTTAAAAGTGAACTTGATAGGTATTCCGCTTTTATTGTAATTAATAAAAAACATCAAATAGATGGTGTGTTTCTAAACAAATATAGAGCAGAAGAGTATGTAAAAATTCTTAATGAAGGTATAGAGGGAGAATCACCTGCATACATATATACTACTGATTTTATACCTTAATTGACAATGCTGAGTAAATTAAAAATTTTAAATATTTTAAAGCTAAATAACTATGAGAAATTTAGCATCAATTCAGAAAATTAGTAACCTTGAACCAATCCCTAATGCTGACGCAATAGAAAAAGCGACCGTTCTAGGCTGGCAATTAGTGGTAAAGAAAGGAGAATTTAAAGTTGGTGATTTGTGTGTGTATTGTGAAATAGATTCAATACTACCCGAAAAACCTGAATTTGAATTTTTAAGAGAGCGTAAATTTAGAATTAAAACGCTAAAAATTAGAGGACAAATAAGCCAAGGCATTTGTTTTCCAATATCAATACTGCCCGAAAAAACCGAGATAGTTGAAGGTTTGGATGTAACCGAAATACTTGGTATTAAAAAATGGGAGCCATACCAAGGTGAGCAAAGATGCCAAAAGCAAGTAGGTAAAATTATGTACCCAAAATGGATGCCTAAATGGGTACAAAAGATTGTGCACAGATTTAAATTTGTTCGTGAATATTATAGAAAAAACTCAGGACAGAAAAGTTTTCCATCGCTTATTCCAAAAACTGATGAAACAAGAGTACAGGTTTTACAAAAATTACTTGATAAGTACAAAGGTGTAAAATGCTATTACACTGAAAAACTTGACGGAAGTTCAATAACTATTTACCAAATAAACGGTAAGTTCGGAGTGTGTAGCAGAAATATTGATTTGAAGCGTGATGATACCAATAAGTTTTGGAGAACAGTTTTAGAACACGATTTAGAAAACAAGTTTAAAAAAGTATTTGGCGATGAAAATATTGCTTTGCAAGGCGAACTAATAGGAGAAGGAATACAGGGCAATAAATACCGTTTAAAAGGTAATGATATTTACTTTTTTAATGTGTTTTTTATTAAGAAAAATGCTTACGGAAATATGAGCGAGTTAATTGATGTTTGCCAAAAACTTAACGAAAAGACAGTACCAATACTAAATACTGATTACGAACTTTCTAACTCTATTCCTGAATTGGTTGAACTTTCAAAAGGTAATAGTGTATTGAATAATGGAACACTAAGAGAAGGAATTGTAATAAGACCGTTAATTGAAATAGAAGATTCGGAATTCCATAGCCAATTAGTCAAGAATAGGGTTTCTTTTAAAAGCGTTAATTCTGAGTTTTTGATTAAATACGGTGAATAACAATTACTAAGCAGAATGAATATAAAAAATAAAAAAGGAGGTGATATGAGAATAATAGCATTAGGAGATACGCACGGCAGAACAGATTGGAAACAAATTACTTCCAATGAAAAATTTGACAAGGTTGTTTTTATGGGCGACTACTTTGATACCTATGAAGATATTTCACCTGAACAACAAAAGGAAAACTTCAAGGATATTATTGCCTATAAAAAAGCCAACATGAACAAGGTTGTGTTACTATTTGGAAACCACGACTTCCATTATTTACGAAGTATAAATGAAACTTATAGTGGTTATCAGCAATGGCAAAAAACAGACATTCAAGAGTTATTACACCCTGCTATTGATGCTGAATTGTTGCAAATGTGCTTTGTTTGGCAGAATATGCTTTTTTGCCATGCAGGGGTAACACAAACTTGGTGCAAAAATAACCTTGTTCAAAAAGAATTTGTTGAACAATCAATTAACGAATTATTCAAATATAAACCAAACGTATTTAGATTCACAAGTGGAAGAAATCACAGCCCATACGGAGATGATGTTGAGCAATCACCAATTTGGGTAAGACCAAACAGTTTATTGAGAGATAAAATTGAAGGATTTATTCAAGTGGTTGGGCATACTATTCAAAACAAATTGGTAATTACTGATGATATTATTTTAATTGATACACTTGGGACATCTGGTGAATACTTGATTTGGGATAACTTTCAACTGAGCGTGGGGAAAGGTTTTTAAAATTTCCCATAACGTTTTACAAATAAAAGCAGTTTTATGAGAAGTAAAGTAATAGAAAGAATAGCAGCCAATACATACAGGAAAATTAATTACAGTGCAGATGCTTATGCAAAATTGCTTTTATCTGGTGTTAGGCAACGTTTTCATTATTATTTCGATTGGAAGTCGTTTAATATTGGATTCGGTTTTTGTAAGACAACAGGAATAAGTGGATGGAAGTATATGTTATCATTCGATTTAGGATTCTTTTCTTGTTGGATTTATTTTGTTAGGTTGTAAATGTTGCCTAACGTAAAAAATAACAGCAGTATGCGAAAAAAGATTGAAGAAGCAATTAAAACAACTTTGGTTGTTGAAAACAAAGAAAGCATCCATTATGCAGTAGATAAAATATTGCGGTTATTGGATGTTAGCAAGAGCGATGGCATTGAGCGTGAGGCTTCGTGCAATCACTCTGAATGGACTGACCTTTATTATAGTTCTGGCGATTATTACGGAAGATATTGCAATGATTGTGGAGAGTTCTTTGAGTGATTGCATGATTGCTAACGTTACGATTATTTGCGTTCGGTGGGGATTATTTAAAAACAAAACTTTAATAATATGCAAAACGATTATTTGAAAAACAACACCCCCACTGACGCAAATAATGTGCTAGTGGCTGGGCTTTCTCTCATTCAAGCAAAATATGCTGCAATGATTGAAGGTAAAAAAATAAGACACCGTTCCTTTATGGAATATGAATATCTCTACTATAAAAATGGTTGTTGGTTCACTCATGATGATTATCAATTACCAGATGTGTGTTTTTTAAATGAAAAAGAACAAGGGTGGTGGGATGATGGTTGGTCGGTGGTGTCATAGCCTTGCTACTAACGGCTGCGGCTATGTGAAGTGCCGATAAACTTGCACAAAAATTAATACAAAGTAGAAACTTATGGATATAGAAAAACTTATATACGAAGCACAAAATAAAGCATTGCATATAGCCTATGTTAATGGCAGTGCTTTGTTCAATGCTGATTGTATGGATATTTTACCTCTTATTCCTGATAAATCGGTTCAGCTTATTTTGGCAGATTTGCCTTATGGAACAACAGAGGCAAAATGGGATAGTTTAATAGATTTAAACAAGTTGTGGATAGAATACAAAAGGATATTATCTAAAAACGGAACAGTTGTTTTAACGAGTGCAGAACCATTTACAAGTATATTAAATGTTAGCAATTTGGAATGGTTTAAATACGATTTTATTTGGAATAAATTAAATGCCACTGGACATTTAAACGCCAAAGCAAGACCATTAAAACAGCACGAAAATATAAGCGTTTTTAGTGAAGGTTCTGCGACAAGCACAAGTTTAACAATGTGTTATAATCCGCAAGGTTTGTTTGATGTAGATATTACCAAAGTTAATTTTGAAACCGAAACAACAGGGAAAAGACAAAGCAGGGCAAAAGGTAAAAAGTGGAAACAAACAAAAAGTGGTTATCCAAAATCTATTTTAACATTTCCCTACGACAAAGAAAAATTGCATCCAACTCAAAAACCTTTGGAACTTATGAAGTATCTTATATCCACTTATTCAAACGAAAATGATATGGTTTTAGATAATACAATGGGAGTAGGAACAACTTGTTTAGGGGCAAAGGAGTTGAACCGAAAATTTATTGGAATTGAAAAAGAGGTAAAATATTATGAGTTGGCAGTTGCTCGTGTGTTCGGGTAGCATTGCCACTAACGGCTGGGTATAAACCACTATATCAAAGAACCAATTCATAAAGTTTTTGAAGCGCTCAAGAATATGGTTAAATGTATTTTTAGGCTATGATTTTGACACGTTTAGGGAAATTAACACTTTTATATCATTAAAATCAGTATATTTGCATTTACCTAAATCATTCACATGCTCTTATTATGTGTAACTAAATTTATACAGTATGAAGAAAATAATTTGGATTTTAACATTAATACTTCCATTATGTGCAGGAGCCCCTAACATTGATAGCAAATTAATTTCACTAGTAAGAATAGAAGCAAGGATAAATGCATATATAGACAACTATTTGAAATTACAAAAGCGTATAGAATCCCTGCTTTTTGCAATAAAAATGGTAGAAAGTAATGGAAATTACTTTTCAATAGGAAATTCTGGGGAATTTGGGGCATATCAATTTACTTCAAAAACCTGGAAATCCTTATGTCTAAAATATGTTGGAAAAGAATTGGATATTAGAATACCTGATAATCAAGATTATATAGCTTTTCTAAAAGTAAAAAGTCTGATAGAAAAAGGGTATTCAGATGAAGAAATTGCTTCTATATGGAATAGTGGAAGTAGTGTATGGCACAGAAAAGTTGGAATAAACAAATTTGGTATTTCATATAATGTGCCTAAATATGTCAATAAAATAGTTAAACTAAAGAATGAAATTCACAACAAACTTTAAAGCCTGAAATTATGAAGATGAGAATTGAATTTTTGAATGATAATGGAAATGTAGTAAAGACTATTGATAGTGACTATAAAACTTTCATAGAATTTATTGAGAATATTCATTATCTAACAGAGCTCCGTAAGAACATTACTTCCATTTCAAAAGAATTGGAGAGTACTCTATGGTATATAAAGTTTCTATGCGATGATCTTGGGATTGATATGCAGGATATTGCAAAGCATAAGAGGATTCTTTCTATGCTAGAGCAGAGAAATAAAAGCAATGTTGATAAAAATAATAAATAAAATGAGTCAACTAAATTTATGTTTTAAAACTAAATGCTATGAACTTTAATGAGTATCAACAGAAAATTAGGGTAACTGCACAATACCCTCCCAGTCTAAGGGTAATCTACCCAGCACTAGGATTAGGAGGAGAATCTGGAGAAGTTCTTGAAAAAATCAAGAAGGTCTACAGAGATAAAAATGGAGTATTTACTAAGGAAGACATTGATTCCATTTCAAAGGAATTAGGAGATGTATTATGGTACGTACAAGCTCTTTGCAATGACCTGGGAATTAGTATGCAGGATGTTGCAGAACAAAATGTAACTAAACTATCAAATAGGCTTAACAATAATACCATTCATGGAAATGGTGATGATAGGTAAAACTTAAAAAACTAAATTTATGGCAATAACGGTTGGAATATTTCAACAAAGTGGAGGTGGAAAAACCATGAGTATAGTTGTGGGACCAGATGGAACATACGATATTAAAGGTGAATATAAAGGTATGAATCCAAGTACCACAGTATACATTAATAGTGACAGAAAATTTCCACCATTTAAACTGGATAATTGGAAAGAAGGAGTAAATATGTTTACCACTTCAGATGTGGAAATTATAATGGACTTACTCCAAAAAATTAACAATGGAACTAAAATCAAATCAGTTATTATAGATACCATTAATGGTATTATGATAGATAAGGAAATGCTGGAAAGCAAAAAACTTACCTTTGATAAATGGATGGATTTGGCTAAGGATATCTATGAAATTATCACATTTGCTAATTCCATGAGAAATGATTTGATTATTTACTTCATGGGCCATGTTACGTTATACACTGATGTAGATGGCAATGAAAGTAAGTGCTTAGTTACTAATGGAAGAAAATTGGAAAAAATAAAAGTGGAAAGCAAACTTCCTGTAGTACTATTCGGAGCAGTAGAAAGAGGATTAAATGGTGATAATAAGTATTACTTTGAAACTCAATCCAACAGATCTACTGCAAAAACACCTCCAGGGATGTTTGAAGACTTTAAAATTCCAAATTCTTTGGTATATGTAGACACCAAAATTAGGGAATATTATGGTATTTAATTGTTTAACTTAAATTTATTAGTTATGGTAAAAATAGTAGTTGATTTATTCAAGAGCATAGCCAAGTTTATTGGCTTAGTGTTTATGATTATTTCAGTAGTTCCTTGGAAATTGGGTCAGTATCTATTGAGTATTAAAACCTCAAAGGAAAAAGAATTGGAACAAGTACTGATGGGTAAAACTAGGACTTCCAAAAAACAACCCGTAAAACAGGAAAGGAAGAAAAGAGAAAAAAGAAGTAATACCAACAAAATGCATACTACAACAGTTGAGTAGTGCATTTATTTGATTTACTTAAAAAATTATAAACTTTATTATAAACTTTAAAAAGGTAAGAGTATGCCAGCAATTAATATTAACAATAGCAGCAAGGAAGTATTAAAGCAGTCTGTAGTTTACACAGGACTTACCCAAGTAAAAATGGTTGCAGTTAACCCTACTCTAAAGGAACTGCAAGAAATGGGATATAATTTTCAGCAAGAGCCTGCTTACCTAACAGAGGAAGAAGGGGTTCGCAAGTTAAGATTGGACTTTTATTTTAAGAATGCAACTGTATCCAATAAGATTACCTTCTTTTTAGAAAATAGACCTAGAGTGAATAAGGATGGTACCAAAAATGAGTTTATCAATCATTATGGACAATCCACTTGGGCTGCAGATTTAAATGAAGCTTTGAATAAAACTGCTTCCAATGGTAAAAAATGGTTCAATGCAGAAGGAGCTCGTGAAGCATATGTAGGAGAAACAAGTCTTATTGAATTTCTTAAGCAGTGGCTTAATACAAATCCTAATGATAAGGTATATATTGAGGATATGGAAGCACTGTTCAAGGGAAATGTTAAGGAACTTCAGTACTACGTAAATGCTGCAAAGGATAATGTAGTGTGGGTTCTTCTAACCTATTCTGAAAAGGAAGGTAAATATTACCAGAATGTGGATAATGGATTATTTATTAGGGGATACTTCAAACAGGTAGCTGCATTTTCTAAGGCTGTAGAGTATATTAAGCGTAAAGAGAAGGATGGATACCCAGTAAAGGGATATAATGGGTTGGAATTTAAAGAATTTGTACCACCTGCTCCTGAAGTTATTCTTCCTGATTCAGATCTTGATATGCTTAAGGGAAAGATTGATGATGGAAGTAACGTATTTTAGTTAACCTGTAAGTAACGGGGAAAATCATAGTATTTTCCCCGTTAACTTTAAATTTTAGTACCATGATACCTATACGCAAACCTCTTACCAAGGAAAATATTTTGTCCCTAATTTCATCATATGATATATTTAAATTTTACAGTCCTAATTTTCAAAAACTCAACAAGTTATTTAAATCAGACTTAAGAAAAGAAAATAACCCTTCATGTTCTATTACTAGTATAAATGGAGATTTACTTTACACTGATTTTGGACTGGGAAAGAGTTTTAGATGTATAGACTTTGTAATGTTTAAATATAATCTAACATATGCTGAAGCCCTTCAAAAAATAAATATGGACTTTAATTTGGGATTAGGGGGAAATATTACAATAGATACTTCTACATCTCAATCCCCAATAATTCATGAAAAAATAAATATCCAGGATAAACCTCCAACAATCATACAAAAGAAGAAAAGACCATTTACCAAAAAAGATCTACAATACTGGAATGAGTTTTACTGGACTGAAGAAATGTTAAAATTATCTAAAACTGAATCCATATCACATTACTGGATAAATGGTAATATGATAACAGTTGGGGATGAATTAGCCTTTTCCTATGAATACTACTGGCATAATGGAAGATTTCAAAGAAAACTTTACTTCCCAGAAAGAAGCCAATATAAATGGATAAGTAATGTGGATAATACTATTGTACAACTTGTAGATGTTATGCCTAAATATGGTGATATTCTATTCATAACCTCTAGTAAAAAAGATGCAGGAATATTCTGGAGAATGAATATGGAGGGTATGTTTAGAAATATTGTAGTACATGGAGTGGCTCCAAATAATGAAGTATCTTTTGTTCCTAAGGAATGGTTTCGTAAAATTAAAACAAGGTATAAAAGTATAATCATATGGTACAACAATGATTTTACTGGAATAAACAATGCAAGTAAATTCAGTTCAGAATATGAAATACCATATTGTCATAATCCTATAGGAAGTCCAAAGGATCCTAGTGATTTTTGTAAGGAATATGGAATTAAAAAATTCTTTAACTTTGTAACGGATAACTTAATAAAATTAGAATTATATGAACCCTAAAATTGAAATATTCATACCAGGAAATATTCCTTCTCTTAAGAATAGCAAAATAAATGGAAGATTTCCAAGTAAAACTGTTACTAAATGGCTTAGGGAATTTGGAATAGTTTGGTATAGTTCTAGGGATAAAAAGGTTAAAGAGTTTAAAAGAATTCCAAAAAAATATTCCTTTGCAGAAATATGTAATCCTATTAAGGAATGTAGGGAATATCCCTTACATTTAGGATTTTTCTTCATTAGAAATAGCAGAAGAAAATGGGATTTTCATAATGCATGTCAAATTGTTTTGGATTTAATGACTGTATATGATATAATTCCAGATGATAATGTAGATTTTGTATTGCCTTTTCCATTAGAAATAGAGGGAAAATACTGGGACCTCAATAAAGAAAACCCAGGAGTAATAATAAAGGTATTAAATTAAATGTTAAACTTAAAAATTAAATTACTATGAGCCAAGTAGAAAGACTTAGTGCTAAGAGAAAAGTCAGTTTTAAACTGCCTGCAACTGTTCAACTGATTTCTATTGAATCAGACGCAAAAACTTTTGGACAGTTAATGGAAGATGTAGCTAACAGCGTTATTGCTGATAAAATTCCTATTCACAGTGAAAGGGTGGATAATAATTATGTTAGAACTTATAAGTTCATAGAGAAGAACTCTCTTGTGGAGTATGGAAAATTAGATGATGCTGTTCTACCAGAGGGTAATATTATACTCTTTGTTACTCCTGTAGACCATAAAGCAGGTCTAACTATAAACTTTGAAATGGATTGGCCATTAGAACGTAAAATTGAAGCCATTAATAACATGTCTTACAATGAAATTAGGTCTCTTGGCTATATTTTGAATCAAGAACACAACGCAGGTATTAGTCTTTCGGGGAGTAAACGGGAGGTTATCAATAATATTATAGAGTTTCTCAAAACTAGGGAATCAACCCCTAATTTTGTAGAGGAACTTGAGCTATTGAAAGAAGATCTCCAGTTCTTAAAGGAAGCCCTATTTACAAATTCTGTTACTGTAGATTTAATGATAGATAAAGTAAATAACCTAATCGAGGCAAACTCTAACAAAGACAGTACTGAAGAGGATCTTGGATTACTGGATATTCATAATAACATTATGGAAAAGTTTAAAGAACTTTAATCCTAATCCTATTTTGTAAGTGTAAGGGGGAATTTTTGTTCCCCCTTACTATTTATTAACAATAATACTGAATTATATGGAAGGACTAAAAATAATTAATAAACTGGTATTAGGGCATAATACATTGCTACTTCAACTTCAAAAATTATCTGACGAAGAAAGAGAAAAAATATTTGAGTACAGCAAATTTTATAGACCTGAAAGTTTAGTACTAATACCAGATAATTATGGTAGTAATTCTTTTATCCTTGGAAAAATAATTTCGAGAACTCATAAGAAAATAGTAATTTTAGCAGATAGTGGAATAATAGAGATTTTTGGTTTAAATAGCATAGACAAAAGTGTAATTGCTCTAAATAAGGAAAACTATCACGATTTATACAAATTAAAACTGAACCAATTATCGCCTAAAAAACTACAAAAAGTAGTTGAATCCATAGTAAAAAGTATTAACATAATTCATGATTATGAAATTATACAAATTTCATCTGCAGAAATTTCAGTAAATCTATATTTACCTGAAATAGAAATAAAAAATTCTTTGGAGATGAGTCATATCATGAGGGAATGTTATATAAAATTTACTCTGGTATTTACAAATAATAAAATAGAAGTAAGGAATTTACAATTTTATAGGGCCAATTTTACTCCATCAGAAGTTAGTGTAGGTTATTTATTCTCTCATACTAATACACATCCTGGAGAAGTTGCTAGGGATTTTTGTTTTGGAGACTCAGAATTGAAAGGATATATGAGAGGTGAGAGATTTTATGTAAATGACCTAAAATATGTAATATACCTAATACTACACTATTTCAGTTGGGAAAGTTTGGAAGGAGTACCCTATAGAAGAATTGAAAATATACTTCCATATAAAATTGAAACTATTAATGATTCTTCTTTAACAGATGATGAGGATTTCAAGATTTTACTAAAAAGTTTAATTGATAATCCAATCGATCTGAGTATTGATTTTAATGATTTCTACAGTGATCTTTCTTCTGATCTATCAGTTGATGAAGAATTTAGAAATAAATTAGGGGAAAGAATACAAGAATTATTTGGGGAAAAATACATGACCTATAAACTTGGGGAAATGGAAGGAAAATTGATTAGTAAAACTAAAGAAACAGTAAAATTAATTTATAACCAAACTTTTAAGTTTAAAAATCAGGTAATTAAACCTATTATAGAAGAAAGTGAGTATGAAAAAAAGATATTGGAAAGTGCATTAGCACAATGTACTAAAGTAGTAAGAAGAGATACTATAAACTATGTTTGTAGTATTTTATACCCAGACTATATACTACAAAATTTATTGGCAAATTCACTATTTACTAACTAAATATTTTTAAATTATGAATAAGATAGTTATTAGTAAACTATTAAAACAACAAATTGACTACTTTCATACAAAGATAAAAAATACAGAGTGGTCAGGAATACTACTATTTGATGTAGTAAAAGGAAATTTTAAAAAGTTAGAGGATATTGAAATCTATGCTAAATCTATGCATCTCATGAATATTGGAAATAGTACTTATACAGAATTCACAGTAGATGCAGATTTGATAAAAGCATATAATAACATTAATGACCATGAACTAAAATCTCTTAATGGATTTATTCACACCCATCATGCTATGAATGCTTTCTTCTCTGGAACAGATTTAAAGGAACTTGAAGATAATGCAGATAAATATAATTTCTTTGTTTCTTTAGTAGTTAACATGGAAGGAGAGTATGTATGTAAAATAGCCATTCCTACTAAAACTATAACAAAGAAAACCATTATATTCAAGGATCATCAAGAAAATATTGTAAAAAGAAACACAGAAGAAGAAAGTACAGAAATACTTTACATTGATTTAAAACCAGTATTTGAAGAAGAAGTTTCAGTACCAAAATGGATAGAAGAAAACTATTTAGAAGTTAAAAATAAGAAAACTGAAAATTTTCAAAATACCTATTTTAAAAATAATGATTACTATGTTTCAAACCATACTGAACGGACTTCTAATAGTAAAGACTATTTACCAAGTAGTAATCCTAATAAAATATATAAATGGCCCAATATTCCAAATTCCTATACTCCAGATCCTTATAAATCTACTTTATACAGATCTGATTCCTACAGTAAAACTGATAAAGAAACTTGTATGAACAGTTCAAATGGAGAGTATACTAAATGCTTACTGTGGGTAAAGGCTATACTAAATGCAGATGATAATGCAGATTTGAAAGAACTGGAAAAAAGAAATGTAGGTGATATCCTAAAAGATCTAATAAAATCTACCAGTAAAGATTTGGAAATGTATGAAATGTATGTGGATCTACTGGAACCAATAATAGAGCAGAGCTATGAAGAAATATTTTCAGATGATCCAACATTTCTTAAATACCCAACAAGAGTTGATATTGCAATTAAAATAATTAACAATATTCCTGGGATTGATTTAAATCATTATCTAGTTGAATTAATAATTGATACTTTGAAAATTGGAGGAAATTAATATGGGATACTACGAAAGATTTAAAGATGCACCTTGGTATGAACAATCCGCTAATGAATATATTACTATAATAGGTGCTGGAGGAATAGGCTCTAACACTGCATTTAATCTAATAAGAACTTTAAAATCTAAGATAGAAATATTAGATTTTGATATGGTAGAAGAACATAATATAGGTACTCAATTTTACCTAACAAATCAAATAAATAGTTCTAAGGTAAGTTCCCTTAAATATACTATGGGATTATTTGACCCTACTTCTTATAGTAGGGTTAGATATATTCAAGCCAAACTATCAGATTACAATGGAGTTTACCCAATAACCATATGTGCAGTGGATAATATGGATGCCAGAAAAGAAGCATTTGAATTATGGAAAAATTTGGAAAATAGGGAACTATTTATAGATGGGAGACTAACAGCAAATATCTATCAAGTTTTTACTGTTACTCCAGATAAGGAAGAATTGTATGCTAAATCTCTATTTCCAAATAGTATGATAGAGGATGGACCCTGTACGTTTAAGCAAACTAGCTATTTTGCTTCAATGATTGGAGCAAGGATAACTCAAATGGTAGTTAATTACTTAATTAATAAGTATGCTGAAAATACTATATGTAATCTACCATTTGCAATAATGGAATCTTCTGAATTAGTATTATTTAAAACCGCTTCAAGTTATGATAATCTGTAAGAATAACGAAGGAATTCCAGTAATATTTAGCATGTTTCCTGAAGATACTCAGTATTTGGAGTTCCCTAATAATTTTAATTTTTATAGGTTCACGCCAATGGAAATTTTACGCTTAAAAGATTTAGGAAAGCATTACTTCGATTCTCTAGATCCATCCAGAGGAATAATCAGAATATCTACCAGTAACATATTCATTAATATTATAGTCTTTGCAGGTATGGTAAATATAGCAAATGATTATGGAAATTCTATGAATATGATAATAGTTAAAAATAGAAATGGTAAAAGAGTAGGGTATGTTAAAACTAAAATAGTAAACAATTCAGGATTATTTTCAAATAGTACATTTCAACTATTAAAAAGAATAGCCAGATTTCTTGGAGTTAAGGAAGTAATAATAAATAACTACGAGTATAATAAGTACACAATAGTTTCTAAATTAAACGCTAATATTACAAGGAATAATGGAAAAAGTGAAAAATTAACTGCAGTAAACCAAGAATATCTTACTAAAGTCTATGATAGTATGGTATTTAATAATCTACTAACTAATATAGCAGGAGAACATTCAAATATTTATTCTACTGATAATGGTATACCTGAAAATACTGATATATATGCGCTATCTACATTGGTTAAAAAATTCTTTAATTTTAACTATGATTTCTACATAAATACCAGAGATAATAATAATACTTTCTATATGGTATTCAGAAAAAAGAATAGCTGGATAATAAGTAAAAATATGGATCATGAAGTAGAACCTTTATATGTAATAGGAAGTGTTGGATATAAGTTAATGGCAGTAAATAGAGATAGTAAAGTAGAACTACTGGGACCAGAAGAACTAATATTCTTTAATGCAGATATGTGGAATGATTGGAATGTAAATGATCAAACCATATTTATATCAAAATTAGATGAGACATTGAACAATAGTGATTTTTATTTTTCACATTGGTTAAATTATCATAATAATGAAACTTTTTTTAAAAATGGAACTTTAATAAAAGCACTAGATTTAGTATCTAGTACGATAGTAAATACTAATTTAAGTTAATAAAAATCTAACAATATGAAAGTATTAGCACTTATAGACGCTGATTCTTTGGTTTACCAGTCACTAAGAGATTCCCTAGAGGAATCTCTTAGTGTTTTAGACCATAAGATAAACAATATTGTGGAAAAAACAAAATGTACTCACTATGCTCTATTTGTTTCTACTGGAGGAAATTACTTCAGAAAGAAAGTGGCAGACAGTGTATATAAGAAAAATCGTGATAAGTATCAGATTAGACAATGGACAAAAACACTAAAAGCTATACTGGAAGACAGGTACCATGCAAATAACTGTGTTGGGGTAGAGGCTGATGATTTAGTTTTATACTGGTATAACAAGCCCCTTTTCTTTAATGGTAATAGTATTGTGGATAGTGTGGAGCCATCATCCAATGTTGAGGAAGTTACTAAAATACTATGTAGCATTGATAAGGACTTACTAAAAACTGTTCCAGGAAAACATTTCAACTACACTTTTAAAACTAACCCTGAAAATAATGAAACTATAATGGGCCAATGGATAGAAACTACAGAAGAGGAAGCAGAGGAATTTTTACTTAAACAGTTAGTAACAGGAGATTCTACTGATAACATAATTGGATTACCAGGAAAAGGAGAAGTATTTTGGAATAAGTGGAAAAAAGCACAAAGCGATAAAATTAGTATTGGAAATATTTTAGATTTGTACTGTAAAGAAATTTATTCTAAATCTAAAGCCATAAAAACTTTTTACAATAATTTTACTATGCTCTACATGCTAAGAACTCCAGAAGATTTTGAAGCCAATGGATTGGAGTTACCTTCTTTTCCATTTATACACACTGTACTCAACAATCAAATGCTTATTGATGTAGAATTTTAATCATTTATAAACTGTTTGTATATGAAAAGTAAAACATTTAATGTAAAGATAGATGTATTAAAAAAGATTAGGTCTAGGGTTGAGATAGTGGTAGAAGCAGATAGTATTTCTGAAGTCTATCACAGAATAAAAAATCTAGCCTATGTTAGTGATTTTAAAAAAAAGGGAGTAACTTTGCTATCAGAAAAAGATTCTCCAGATTACTCTCTTGAAATGATTAGTTTAAGAAAGGTAGAGGAACTACCTGTACAAACTAGGTTGGATTTTGATTAAATTATAAATTTTTTTAATTTGGTTTTTATGTTGTCTTTAAAAGTGGAGGGAGGAAATCAAGTTTATTATAGGCTCTTGAATGGTAGAATGCTAGAGATATATACAGATAGTAATTCTGTTATGGAAAATATTGAAGAAGAAACTAATAGAATACTATCAGTATCTGTAGGAGATTTTGCCATAAAAATAGGAGATTATTTCCAACATGAAAGGGAAGAAATTCCTAGTTCTTACTATGTTGAGGAAATAATGAGGGGAGGAAGTAAATCCCATTTTAAACGAGCCTATACCATTAGAAGTTATAAAAGAAATAAAGGAACAAATTACATTTTACCCTGTCTTGGAAATGACTATCTATTCTTTGATACTAATGATTACCTAATAAATTCATACTTAAATATAGATTTTACTAGACTGTATTTACTATACCGTTTTTCCAAAACAGAGTACTATTCTAAAATTGAATCCAGACTTGTAAATCATCCAAGATTTGTAACTACTGATTCTTCTATTCCAGGATTTGATATTTTTATATTTAATATTCCAGAGGAACATCAAGAAGATGCCAAATTATTTATGAAGGGTAAGTATTCCAAATTATCTGATAACTTAAAGTTTGACATTAAATCCTTTTATAAACTTACAAATAACAGTTTTACCTGGAAGGTTTTAACCAAAGATCCAAAACTAATAGCCCAAATGGAAACAAAATTTGGATTAACTAAAATATTTCATTCCATTGATTTGGATGAAATACCTGATCCAAATGAAGAAATTTGGGAAAGGTTTATAAAAAATTTTAAGTAGTATGTATTTGGAATATACTACCATAATACTAACCAAGATATTACATGTTATAGCATTACTTGTAATATTTATGGTATCTTATGTAATTAATTACCTTTTTACTAAGTTTTTACTAAAAATCTTCTTTGATATTCCAATAAATAATAATATTCTTACAGAAGTAAAAAATTCCCTTCACCAATTAGTAATATTTTTAAGAAATTTATAAACTAAACTACACTACAATGAAAGACGTGTTAAAAAAATGGTTGAGTAATGGAGTTATATATGATCCAATTGGTATTCAAATATATATTCTAGAAAATAATGCCTATGCAAAGCATCCAATTCCATTATTAAATATACAGGGAGAAAGTTATATAAAGAATTTTTTAGGTTTAAATGATGAAGATGTATTAAAGTTTCAAGACGAACTGGGAAAATTTATTGCTGAAGCTATCAATGAAAAAATAGCTCGTAGTCAATAATTCTTTGAATAACATTTAATAAGTAGAAGATGGGGGACTTTAGAATTAATAATTTTTATTATTCTATTAGTCCTCCATCTTTTATAGATAAATCAAGAACTGATGTTAATTTTAAAATTAGCCCGAAAGTCCGGTTTTTACCTTACCTTTGAGAACAATTTAAAATAGAATGAAGAAATACCTGGAAGAGTTTCACAGATGGAACCTTTTATAATGGACTATCTAAAGTATTATTCAATGGTAAAAAGGGTAGAGGGAAATAAAAACCCCTCTACCCCCCTTTTGCTGTAACTGGTTCCTTTTGTTTGCCTTGTTATTAGTATAAATTAGAACTCATATTTATAAACTTATTATACTGATTAATGAAATAGAAGTTACTTGTAATTTTCCTCCAGTTCAATTCTATCTGCCTATCAGTTAGTTCTCCTGAATCCATTATTAGGTCCATAGCTGCTCCTACACCTCTACCAGCACGTATTGCTAAACTTAGTAGTGGTATTGGGTCTTTAACAATCTCTATAAAAGTTTTAGGGCTTAGATAAAATGTGGTATCCTGCATCACACGATTTAATGTATTAAGAGCTGTAATTGTTCCCCATTCATCCTCATCATCATCATCTATAGAAGCCTTAATTAACAGGTATGTGGCAAGCATTGCCATGTATAGGTATATTTCCATTAGGTTTCTACGCATATTTGCTATTATAAGTTTCCTATCCCTAACTGGCAAATACTTCCAGTCCTGTTCTATACCCATCAAATCCAAAGTCAACTTATACAAAGTTTTCAGGGACTTTTTAAAACCAAGGTGAAAGGCTGTTACATACCTACCCTCAACATACCTTCCTAAATACTCATCATACCTTTTAGCTTGAAACCTGTCCTTTACACCCTCAATAACCCAACTTGCTCTAAACTGTCCAAGCATTCTTAAGAATACATACTTCTTATACATTGGGGTTGTTGATGGATCAAAGTTACCATGAAGTTTAGTGGATAGGGCCTGTATGTAAAGTCTAAAGTTTACAAACTCTTTATTTTCTTCTGGGTTACTAAAGTCTCCATTCCAATCAGGATTTTCCCCGTACAACTCTGTATTCCAGTTACCATGTTCATCAAATGCTTCCCAAAGGGATATTGTTTGTTTTTTCCCATTTACTGTAACCTCAATCTGTTTGTTCATCATGGCTGCTACCATGGTCATTCCCTTAATGAAGTAGTCTCCCTTTCTAAGTAAAACATATGGTATGTCCTTCAACTTTCTCATAGTTTCATTTTGGATGGTAGAAGTTTCATATTCAAGCCTTTCTGCCATCATGTTGAATTTAGCCATCAATTGTGCTACCTTATCAAGTTTACCATCCTTGAGATTAAAAGCAGATCTTAGCATTATCCAGAAGGATTTGGTGGAATCCTTAACTTTAAAGTCCGTTCCATCAGCAGCCCATATAAGATTTGATACCACTCCAAAGGCAAGGTTGTTAAAAGCAGAAAATGGATTAAACCAGAAAACCATTGCTTGATTGTGAGTCATCAGTTTATCTAACAACTTAGAAACAACCACATTTCTTCCTAGTTGTTGAGCCTCCTGTTCTATATTCTGCATTGATTTTTCAAATACTTGCTCAGATATCTCTCCATTCTCAAACTTTCTTTGTAAGTCATCAGCAGCCTGCAGTAGTTTTTCGTACTTCTGTTTAGCATTCAGTATGACTACCCTATCTCCCCAGTTTTCTACTAATATTTGAGCTGCCCTTTCAGGTGGGTTATCTTTTAGAAGGAATGCATACTCCTTTTTAATAGATTCTACTATTCTTGGGTCTTTTTCTACAATATCTATAAATACTCTTTTGTCCCCTCTAAAAGTTTTTATATTGGTTACTCCTTCATCAAGACGTTTCTCCTGGTACAACTGGGTATCCATAAACCATTCAAGTGCATTCCTTAGGTTACTTAAGTCATCTGATGTCATTTCTTTTCGTGTAGCACTCTGAGCAATATCCCCTAAAAATTTATGTGTTAGTTCTATAGTATCTTGAATTCTTGATTTCCATTTATAATTTAGAGCAGTTGCTGCAAAAAGAGGTAGTATCCTAGAAAAATCTGTGGACATTTCTTTTTCATCAAATTCTCCAATATACCTAACAGGAATGTTTTTAGTAAATTTTTCCCCATATGGTTGTGCATCTTCAATGTTTACCTCATCAATGGAGGTAGTAATACTATCTAAGAAATCCATTGGAGCATTTGCCAGTGCAGAAAATATACCATTAACTGTTAAATCCTCTACAAATTTTTTACGAACTCTAGGTAAAAAGTTAGATTGAAGATTTATATAGGGGGGAATGTATGACAGCATTTCTGTCATGAATTCATGAATAAGATTATATGCTTTACTAAGTTCTGGATCCGCCATAATTGCAGAAAAAGCCTCATCATAGAACTTAGATGGATTACCATTTATATTTTTCTTTGGAGTGTAGTACACATACCTATTTAAATGCACCTGCTTAATAGCATACTTATTACTTTCTTCAGTAGTCTTACCATTTAACTGGTCTATCCAAACAGCAGGATTATTATACTGCTTCCATTTAGTTATTTTGGTTTTTATTTTTTCCTCTGCATCCTCTTCTCCCTCAAATTGAGCAGTAATATAATCGGTATAATTCTGTAAATCGGTTAAGTACTGCTCATATAAATCTTTTGCTCGTTGTATCAAAGCATCTGCTTCTTCTTTACCTAAATCCAATTCAAGAGCATGTCTAAATTGAGCAAAATTCTGTCCTGCATGGTTTACATAATCTTTAACATAGAAAAATCTAGGGTCAACATAGTGAGTATTGGTATTAAGCCAAATTCCAAATTCCTTGATGGTTTTTAATTTCTTATCTAGGGAGGCTTTAGATGTTAGTATTTGGTAAAATGTTTTTACTCTTCCAAAGAAATTATTATACCATTCCTGAGAATACCTATTAACCAATCCACCAGTCAGCTTTCCATTCTCATCTCTCTGCCAGAATATATCCAGCCTACCACTTTTGCTTAGTTCTTTTATTGGTTCAAGCCTCTTCAACCACTTAGCAAGTTCTCCCTGTGTTCTTGCAATAGCATCCTTATTTAGCCTATCAAGTTTAGAGAGTAGTTTAACTCCCATATCTGCTACAAAGTTAGCATAGGCATTAGCAGTAGATATGTCCTTTAATCTATACATATCCTGCAGAAAGTCTGCTACACTATCATACTCAGCAGTTGAAGAGAGTAACTCAGAAGCTAATTGGAAAAGTTTCCTGTCATATTTCTTAGAAATGATATCATTCTTAATGGAAACTATTTTTGCCCAAATAACTGGATGTATTTCTGTGTTGTCATCTGTTAAATCAAAAAGTATATCATCTATATTACTCCAAATATCTAACAATCTGTACGCCTCAATAATTTCTGAGGGCATAACAGTTTCCCTGCTAAGCAGTTGGTCCAACCAATTCAAATGAATTTTTGAAATATCTACTAAGGTTTGTAATCTAATTTCTCCAGTTAGACTCCTTTTTTGGTTCTCCAAAGAGGTTATCTGTGTCTGAACAGCCTGAATTTTACCACTCAACTCAGTAGCTTTAGAAGTTCTACCAGCCTGTCTTGCAGCTCGTGCCTCAAAAATTAAGGTATTCTTAATTTTATACTTGAGCTTTATTTGCTGTTCTAAGGCCTGTGCTAGCTTATTAGTAATTGGAAACTGTAAATCATCTTCTGGAGGTGTTTCAGCTACATCAAAATCATATCCAGCCTGTTCAGCAAGAAATCTTCTTAATCCTTCTTGCTGTCCGAACTGATTAACAAGTTCAACAAGCCTTTCATTTTTACTTTCAGTAATTCTACAACTAGCCATATTAACTACATTTAAATTTTATTTCACCGTTATGTATCATTTCTCTTAAAATCTTTCTTTGATCTCTCTCTAGAGATTGCATGAATTTACTTACAGTAGTACCCAAGTCTGTAGTGTAGAATTTATCAGGTTTACTGGTGGATTCTTTAGGTGTTTTTTGAAATACAATATTTTGATTATCTCTATTTTCATCTATTGTTACTTCATTCCAGGTATTACCATACTCATCGGTAATTAATACAGGATTGTATCCTTGTTTTTTAAGAATATTAGCTATAGTATTTTCATAGAAATTATAAATAGGTCTTAAAGCACCAAATCCTTCAGTTTCTATTCTTTCAAGTTCTTGTTTAAGTTGATTTATTTCTCTATTAGCAGATTCTAAGTTTTCTTTTATTTGTTGTTCTTGAGAATCTAAGCTCCTAATTTGAATTTTATCATAAGTTGGATTATTTATAAAATCTTCAAGTTCTTTAATCCTATCTTCTTTCTGTTTCTTAAACTCTTCTAAAGTAGTATGACCTTCAACTTTACTAGCTGTATTACCTGTAGGAAATAATACTTTCTCATAACCTTTCTTAGCACTATCTTGTATAATAGATTTAACAAAGAATGTTACCCAGTTATTATTTTTGTTTAGTAGTTGTAGGAATTGATTTTGCTTTACTTGTTCATCATATTTATTATGAATACTCTGTAAAGCTTTCTCTACCTTTAAAGACTGCTCTTTCCAGTAATCATCTTGTATTTTATTAAATGTTTCTACAGCACCTTCTGGGGCTTTTTCATCATAAGGTTTATATCCATATTTTTTCTCAAATTCATCCTCTAACTCATAATGTTTATTTATTCCCCCATCCTCTGACATCAAATCATAGTTCTCATTGAATATCTTATAAATATCAGGTGTAAGTTTAAATTCTCCTATAAGTTTACCTTTTACAGGTTTCCTGTATCTAACTTCTTGCAACTGTTTAAAATCACCAATTTCCAAATGTGATATATCATAATCAGGTTCAACACCATCTTCAAGTTCATAAATGAAAAATTCAGCAGTCTGTGGCATACCTGAAGCAGTCCAATTTCCCATTACTGCACTCCCTATATTCTTTGATGCAGAAATTTCAGGAATATTTGACCTCCAATAACCCCCATACTTATTATATTTAGGATACCATTTACCATCTTCTCCTTGTTCAAAAGCTTCAGAATAAGTCTTGGGTTCAAATGTAACATCTTTACCAAGATTAATGTTTAAAACTCTATAGTATTTCCCCTTCTTTGAAACTAAATCTTCTTTATCTCTACCTTTCTGAAATAACTCCGATTGTACTTCTAGTACATGAACTTCCCCTGTTTTTTTATTATACCAAGCTCTAAACCAACCAATATCATTTGCTTCCGCAAATTGAGCATGACCTTTAATAGAAGGTGTAATTAAAGGTGTGGTTATTCTTTGTTCTTTATATTCCCAATCAGGATTATTTTTATAAAAATCTTCATTAACTGTTAGATTAGAATAGTATTGAGTAGGTATTTCTGATATTGATTTTTGTTTTGCTTCTTGAAATTCTTTTTTAGTTATTTTTTCTCCATTTTTAAA